GATTGAGGGTTGGTAGGGCGCTTCGGCGCCCTTTTTTTGCGTCTAGGAAACCCCCACAGTGGCAAAAAAATCATGTGCGGGGTGGGGTATGAGCGGGGTCGGTGGATACAGGGCGACAAGGGATGTGAGTCCCGAAGCCCAGGCTGTACGAATGGAGTCGCTGGTGGTGGACATGGGGGAGCTGAAGGACTCCCAACGTCGGATGGCTGATGCTCTGGAGAAGCTGGTACTGCTGGAGGAGCGCCAGAAGACAACCGCCGGGGCGCTGGACCGGGCCTTCACGACGATCAAAGAGCAGGACGCGCGGATCAAGGCGCTGGAACTGGCGCAGCCGAAGCAGGCGCTGCTGTCGGGCTGGGTGGAAAAGGGGATCCTGATGGTGCTGGGCGGGATTGGGGCGAAGTTTCTGGGACTGTTGGGGTAAGAAGATGTTTTCAGGACTCATTGCCTTTCTTGGGGGGTCGGCCTTTCGCATGGTGTGGGGCGAGGTGGCTGCGTGGCTGACGGCGCGACAGGATCACCGGCACGAGATCGAGCGGATGCAGCTGTCGGCTGATCTGGACGCGGCGCAGCATGCACGCCAGCAGGAGGCGATTCGGCTGCAGGCGGAGCTGGGGGTGAAGACGATTGCAGTGCAGGCCGAGGCCGACGTGGACAGGCTGGCCGGTGAGGCGTGGGGCGAGCTGGTGGCCAGCACCACACGGATGACGGGAATCCGGTTTGTGGATGCGTGGAACCAGTCGATTCGGCCCCTCCTGGCGACGCTGGCGATTGCCGTGGTGGTGGGCCGGATCTGGCAGGCCGGCTTTGTGCTGACGGAGTGGGATCAGGAGCTGGTGGCGGCGATACTGGGCCTGTATATCGCTGACCGCAGCCTGTCGAAGCGCGGGAAATGAGGGCAACAGAGCTTGCCGTGCAAGTAGCTGCGGACCTGTGCCGCCGTTTCGAGGGCTGTTACCTGCGGCCCTACCTGTGCCCTGCCGGGGTGCCGACCATCGGCTACGGGGCGACCTACTACGAAAACGGGAGCCGGGTGACGCTGGGTGATGCACCGATTAGCCGGGCGCGGGCGGAGGCGCTGCTGCTGTGGATGGTGCGCACCAAGTACTTGCCGGTGGTGCTGAAGCTGTTCCCGGGGCTGGCCGAGCCGGGAAGGATGGCGGCGCTGATCGACTTCACGTTTAACCTGGGCGCTGGCGCGCTGCGGGGTTCGACGCTGCGCAAGCGTGTGCATGCGGGGCGGTGGACGGAGGTGCCGGCGGAGATCCGCAAGTGGGACAAGGCAGGCGGGCGCCGCCTGCGGGGGCTGACGCGGCGCAGGGAGGCCGAGGTGACGGTGTGGGAGATGAGCGATGCAGGATGATCTGGCGCTGGCTTGCGATGCATACCGAGCCGACGAGGTGAAGGAGACGGCGCTGGTGGTGATCCAGGACAAGGATCTGCAGCGCATCCTGTCTGTGTGGCCGCTGGTTGGCCGCCGATTGTTCCAGCATCCGCTGGACGTTGCGCCCGGCGACTGGCCCGGGCTGTGGGACTGCGTGGATGTGGATCTGAAGGGGCTGGAAGCGGTGGCCGGGTTGCCGGTTGGCCGCGGTCCCATGGCTTACGCCCGCGCCAAGGCGCTCAGGCTGATTTACCCGGACGGGACGCTGCATGCCTACGGAAAAATGGCTGTGCAGAAGCTGATCAAGGATGCGCTGGTGGGGAGCGGAAAGTGAGCGCCAGCTTCATCGAGCACATTTTCATTGCGCACCTGACTGCCTGGGAGGGAAATGCCCAGACCCACCCGGCCAGTCAGGTGCGCCAGATTGCCAAGAGCATTCAGGAGTTCGGCTGGACAGCCCCCGTGCTGATCGACGAGACGAATACCGTTCTGGCTGGCCATGGCCGTGTGATGGCTGCTCGCTACCTGGGCATGGACACGGTGCCATGCCTGCGCATTGCCGGGCTGACGCAGGACCAGAAGCGGGCCTACGTGCTGGCCGACAACCAGTTGACCAAAAACGGCGTGTGGGATCTGGACATCCTGCGGGAAGAGATTCGCGCCCTCCAGGTGATGGACTTTGATCTTGATGCCGTGGGCTTTGATGAAGCGGCGATCCGCAAGGCGTTCAGCGAAGGGCAAGACGATGATGGAGACGAGGATAGGGAACAGCAGGAGAACAGCCGGGACAATGGGCACGAGCTGCTGATCGTTTCCACCGACGCCGGCCTGATCGCCGAGATAAAGGGGCGCATCGGGGTGCCGCAAGAAACAAACCGGGTCAGCGCGAACGACGTGCTTCGGGTGATTCGGGGGTACTGATTCGGCTTGTGCCATGGACAGAAAGGGTGCTTCGGCGCCCTTTTTTTACGCCTGCCAAGCGGCCAAAGTCTGCCCATGGCAAAGAAGGATACCTACCAGCCCTTGGAAACCGTGACGTTCGCCTGCCCGGCCTGTCGGGCGTCTGGCCGTGCGAAGGTTTTCAAGGCTGCTCCCTCGAGGGTGGAAGATATTTCGGATGACCCTGTGCATCCGTGGCGCTACTTCGGCGCGTGTGAGTGTGGCGCGGAGTGCGAACAGGCGCCGTTCGAGCGCGGGCTGATCCGTGCCTGGCGGGGAGCCACTGGCCCCAGGACGCAAGAGGGGAAAGCTGCCAGCGCGAAGAACCTGGAAGGGCACCCGACGCCTGAAGAGGCTCTGCGAACCCGCTTCAATGGCATGAAGCACGGCCTCAACGCCCGGACTGCCGCCTACTTCCCGGCGAAGCCGGACGGCTACGCGTTCTGCGCAACTTGCGAAATTGATCGGGAGTACTGCCGCACACAGCCGGCGTGCGAGAAGCAGACCCGCTTGTTCATGTTGCATCGGGCTGCGTTCGAGCAGCGCAATCCGAAGCTGTTGATGGGCATCTATGCCGACTTCCATTCGGCGCTGATGGGCACGATCCAGCAGATCCTGCAGACGATCATCGCCGAGGGCGTGACGATTCGCAGCCCGAAGACCTACGTGGACAAGGATGGCCGCTGCCTGGTGGTCGAGTACTACGACGAGCAGGGCCGCCGCTGTGTCGTTGAGGACATCGATGCCCACCCGCTGTTCTTCCCGCTTGGCCAACTGATCAGCCGCACGGGTATCTCGCTGGCAGATCTCGGCATGTCTGGCCGCAGCCTGGAAGAGGAAGCCCCACTGCCTGGGCAGCTGCAGGGCGCATCCAAGGGCGTCGAAGCCATCGAGGACTTCGCCCGCAAGCAATCGGCCGCACTGGAGGCCCTTGGCGGGCTCATGCAGCGCGCCCGGGAGAAGACCATCACGGATCCCGTGCTGGTCGAGTTCAAGGATCAGATCAGCGGGGAGGGTGCGTGATGGATGCGGAGATCGTGAGTCTTGCCGGATGGAAGGCTGCACACCCGGTACGGCGCCGTGCGGTGCTGGTGGTGTTCGATCCGTGGTGGGCCGTGCGGTTGTGGCTGCGCTGCTGGGGGATGAAGTGAAAATTCATGTCGCGAAGAAGGAGCACAAGTGCGACCTGTGCGGGAAGCCTATCCCCGTGGGGCATCGCTACTGGCGCGACTTCAAGGCTGGGCATCACGGTCCCGTGCGAGACGAGAAGCAGCACACGAACTGCTTGGAATATGAGGTGAAGCAGTCGGCCAGAGAGGCGGTGAAGTAGTGACTGCGCGGGTGTCGGCCGCGGAGCGTGCCAGGGTGTCCAGCAGGGCCGAGGTGGAGATCATGCGCTACGCCGGTGATCACGCCTTGTGGCACAAGCACGTGCACGGCGCCGTGCTGGACCCGATGCAGGTGCTCAAGTGCATCGAGATGGACCAGCACAGGAACACGATCGACTTCAGCTGCCGGCGAACCCGAAAGACATCGCTGAAGGAGCTGTATGCCCTGAAGCACCTGGCCACGCACTCGCATGAGGACGAGGGCATCGTTGCGCCGCGTATGCAGCAGAGCATCACGAACCTGAACTACCACACCGAGGCCATCCGCCGGAGCCCGATCCTGAGCGCCTACATCGCGACCAAGAACGGGCGCCGTCAGATGACGGATTCCGGGTACCAGTTCGCGAACCAGAGTGGTGCGGCGGCCTACGGGATCATGAGCCAGATCGACGGTGACTCGATCACGTTCGCCTCCCTCGAGGAAGTGGATGACATGCCCCACGAGCGGCTGATGAGCCGCTTTCTGCCGATGCTGGGGGCGACCGAGCGGCTTGGCCTGGACAAGAAGCTGGAGCCGCAAGTCCGGGTGACCGGCGTATTCAAGGGCGCCGATGCGCTCTCGTCACTGATTGCCAGCGGTAACTACCACGTGCTGCCCACGGTGAATGTGTATCTGGGCCTCGAGCTGGGGATCGTGAGCGAGCCGTGGGCGATGCAGATGCGCGAGGAGAACACCGAAGGCGAGTGGGTGCGGCAGTTTTTGTGCATGAATCTGAGCGCGCAGAACTGGATCTGGGAGAAGCACATCCGCAAGGCCATGCAGACCGGGATCAAGGCGGGGCTGGAGGTTGCCGACCCGCTGCCGGGGATCCGATACGGCCGCCGGGGATTGATCTCGTTCGGCTACGACCACTCCGGCCACGGCGAGAGCGTTACCGCATCGAAGAGCTCGATCGTGGTGGCGGAGCAGATCGGCAACTTCGTGACATTCCCGTTCGTGAAGACGTGGCCGGCCGGTACCGACGATGCGGTGGTTGAGCGTGACCTGTTCGGGCTGTGGGACTACTTCCGCCCGGATTACGCCATTGGTGACGCCTACGGCCTGGGCATGCTGACGAACCTGAACGACCGGCTGTACGCCGCCGGACTGATCGATATCGACCGACGGACGATTGGAGACGGGCAGAGCACGCAAAGCACCTGGCCGGGCTGGGCATTCAGCCCCATGCGCTTCGAGGGGGCGACAAAGTTCAGCATGGCCAGCGTGCTGAAGGGGGCGTTCCACAACGGACAGGCGGCGATCCCCTGGTTCGATGAAGACGCGAAGGATGATCTTTCCCAGGCGTTTCACGCCTTCGTGCGTCAGCTCGGGAACATGAAGGCCGAGGCCACGAAGGCGGCCTACGCCAGCTTCAAGATGGTCGAGACAAAGATGGGCGATGACTTGTTCGATGCCGGCATGGCGGCTGTGTGGGCGCTGGTGACGCGGGGCATGGAGGATGCGCCGTCGGTTGTGGCGCGGCGTACTCAGACCCGCGAGGCGCTGCTGGGTGGCGGAGTCCCCAGGTTCCCCTCGGCCACGGAGGTGCAGGCGCTGCTCTGGTGGCACTGGATGCGGATGCAGCTGGCCAGGGGTGGGCGGTGAGCGCCCGTGTAGGAATCCCCCCGGGCTGGCAGCGGACGGGCGAAACAGTCATGACGCGGGACGATTTCCGGATTGCCTGGTGCTGGGTTGGAGAGGGTCTGCGGTTTGTGATCACCCGGGCAGGGTCGGAGCGGGTGGCATACAGAGACGACATTCCCGCGGCGGTAGCCGTGGCGGACGAGTGGGATAACGGGAGCGGGCAATGAGCATGATCGAAACACTGAAGGGCATGGCGGCACGGGTAATACGCCGTGGGGAGCCCGTAGAGCGCCTGGCGAACGAGCCGCCGAAGAACAGCTCGGAGAAGGGTTTGCGCCCCACCCCGGAGAACAGTTGGCGCTACCTCAATCAGCTGATGTGGGTGGATCCCGAAGTCCGCCAGTCGATTGTCGACATCCGCGACATGGACAAACGGGATGGCCGGGTGAAGAACATCCACAACCGCGTTGCCCGCGACACCGTACGGGGTGGCCTGGTGATGACGATGACCCGGGAAAGCCCTTCGATCCGCCGGGAGTGGGACGGCTACGTCCGGCGCCTGCAGCTGAACCGCATCGAGAAGCTGAAGAGCGATGCCCGCGGGCTGGTGATGGAAGGCAACCTGCCGCTGCAGTGGGTTCTGGACGAGCGCCTGCAGGTGGCTGCTGCCGTGCGCATGCCCAGTGAAACGATCCGGCCGGAGGTGGGAAAGAATGGCCTGTGGAAGGACGTGCGCCAGGCCTACAGCCAGATCAACATGATCTCCGGCGTCGTGGAAACCACCTTCCCGCTGTGGCAGCTCCATCTGGCCCGGATGGATCCCGACAACTTCGATGACCTGGGTGCCATGGGTCGGCCCTTCCTGGATGCAGGTCGTTCGGTGTGGCGCAAGCTGGACATGACGGAAGAGGACCTGGTGATCCGCCGGCGCACCCGCGCGCCGTTGAGGCTGGCGCATGTGCTGGAAGGTGCCACGAAGGATGAACTCGACGACTACCAGGCCCGGACAGAGGGCGAGAAGGGCGAGATCACCACCGACTTCTACATGAACCGGAAGGGCGGCGTACAGGCTGTGCAGGGTGATGCCAGCCTGTCGGACATTGACGACGTGGTGCACCTGATGAGCACCTTCTTCGCCGGCGGCCCGTTGCCCGGCGCCATGCTCGGCTACACGGGTGATGTTGCCCGGGACATCCTCGAAGATCTGCGGCGGACCTACTTCGAGCAGATCGATGAGCTGCAGGACATGCAGGCCTATGCCTACGATGCCGGCTTCCGGCTGCACCTGCTCCTCCAGGGGGTAGTGCCTGACCCGGAGTCGTACCTGATCGGCTTCGCACAGCGTCGTACCGAGACCGCAAACCAGACCACGGACAGAGTGTTGAAGTGGCAAGCCATGGGAATCCCCGCCGACATGCTGTACGAAGAGCTTGGATTCTCTGCCGCCTATGTCCGCACGCGGGCCGAAGAGCAGCGCCGGCGCTCGGACCCGTACCCCGGTGACCCGGCAGGAACAGCACCGCCCGGAACGGTACCGAAGATCTCCATCACGCCCGGAAACGCCCCCAAGGGCGAGAGCGCCACATCCACAACGCACAGCAACCGGCTCGGCGAGCACTGGGGGGATGAGACGTGAGCGCCGGCATGGGCGGGCACTGCCGAAAGTGCCGCTACAGTGAAGGGCAGGCCGTGTCGACCGGGGGGCGCTGGCGTCTCGTGCTGTGGTGCCAGGTGACCGGCAAGCGGGCCAGGAAGGTGTGCCGCTGCTATGCGCTGATGGAGGGTGAGTCGTGACACCCGAGAAAGCCTCCATCAAGCGGAGCACGCAGCAGGCGCGGCAAGCGCTTGTGCGGCTCGACAAGGCCGGCCGGGATGCGCTGATCCGTGCCTACAACGTTGCCGCTGCCGACATCCGGGTGCAGATCGAGGCCGCGGCCGGTGCTGACAGCGTTGTGCGCCTGGAGCATTTGCGCCCGTTGTTGCGTCAAGTCGAAGACCGGATGGCCGGCCTGGCCGCTGAAGGGTCGGGAATCTTGACCGAGGGCTTGGGCAAGGCTGCGCGCTACGGCGCTGCCGGCGTCTCCGGCGGACTGGATGCCGGAATCACGTCCACCGCTGCCATGCGCGTTGCCGATGAGGCCCTGCGCTTCGTTCAGCGCTTCGTCGCTGCCGATGGCCTGCAACTGTCGGACCGGATCTGGCGGATCGACCGGGGCGCCCGGGATGCCGTCGTCAATGCCATCGAGCGGGCAGTGATTCAGGGGCATGGTGCTGCTGAGGCAGCAAGGGATTTTCTCCTTCGCGGGGCAGCTGTTCCTGAGGACTTGACGGCCAAAGCCGGCGCAGCCCGAGCGGGCGCTGTTGCTCGCAGTGTCTCGAGGGCTCTTGTGAGCAGTGACGGAGCCATGTCGAACGCAATGCGCGTGTTCCGGACAGAGATCAACCGGGCCCACGGTGAGGCCTACATGGCAGGTGGAGAGGACAAGCCCTGGTTCGGGGGATGGCACTTCGAGCTGAGTCCGCAGCACCCCGGTCCGGACGTCTGTGATCTGCTGGCCGAGCAGAATCTTTACGGCCTGGGCTCCGGGGTCTATCCCAGTCGTGAGAAGTGCCCCTGGCCAGCGCACCCGAACACCCTCAGTTTTGTGAGCATGGTGTTCAAGGACGAGATCACGGATGCCGACCGCGCGGGCCGGGAGAAACCGATGGATGCCCTGGCCAGACTGCCAGCTGAAACGCGGCGTGGCGTGCTGGGGGCAGGAAAGGCGGCAGTGTTCGACGCGGGGAAGATGAAGCAGGGAATGATCCGGGCGCCGCTCAGTGCAGTGATGAAGCGACTGGAGCGATAACGGGAATTCCCGTTTTGGTTTCAGTCCAGTTCAAAGGGCGCTTCGGCGCCCTTTTTTTGCGGCTGAATCGCTGCGATGGTGACGCTTTCCGATATCGGTTTCGAGGGGCGAAAGATGGCCAGGCAGCGCAGGAAGATCACGAACACGAGCATCAGCCCGATCCAGATCGCAGGCCGCTGGATTCAGCCCGGGGGGATCGATACGTTTGATGTTGAGCAGCTTCCTTCGGAGTGGAAGAACGCGGGTGTAGCTGTCGATGATCAGCCGGCGGTGAAAGTGCCGGCGATGATCAGTCCGGGTTCGACGGCTCTGGAAGTTATAAGGGATTCGGCCCAGGGGGTTGTAATTTACGGCCCGGACGGAAAAATCATCATGGGGACGCATGCACAGGGCGTCGTGAATGTTCCCCAGACCGGAGCGGCCGGCGCCGAACTCTTGCTCGCGTCTTGCACGATCCCGGGCGGCTGTCTCGGGCCTAACGGCACGCTGAGAGTCGCGGCTTGGCTTGGCGTGGATGTGTCAAACGCAAACCTGAAAACGATCACGATCAAATACGGTGGAGTGGTCATCGGTCAGAACAACAATGCACTCACGTCTGCGCGTACCGCTCGATTTGAGTGTGAGGCGTACGGCGACAACAGCGAGGCTGCAATCCTGGCCCTCCAGACCGTCGGCACCACGATTGCGATGCAGCCGGCCAGCACCGGATCAGGCACCGTTCCTGCGTCGGTCGCTGTCGATACGACCGTCGATCAACTGCTGGAAATTTACGTTAATCTCGCTGTCGCGACGGACGTTGCACGGGTTCGCCGATGGGCCGTCGATACTCGCCGGGGAGCTTAAAGAATGGCTCGCCCCCAGCTCTGCATAGACACCGGCGATGCGTTGACGGGGCATGTTGGCGATCTGATTTTTACGAATCCAACGGATGGCGCTGCGTGCGTCCCAGTCATCGCCGAGGTTGATGCAAGCGAAGTTCCGACAGGCCGCTTGCTCGCCAACGGGTACGCGATAACGGCCGGCGGTGGCGTGGTTACTGGCGGCGGGCGTAGCGTCAAGCTCCTGTCTGCGTTGCGTTCCATCACAGGCGCCTTCGATGGCGAGGCCGTGCATGTCGCCTCACACGATGCCAGCTCAACC